GTACATACTACATGTGCAAAATCCTGGCTTATATTATCAAAAAATGTAATTAAACACCTAAAAGATAAAAAAACATCTAATTTTAAAATTTTTCCTAAAATGGAAACAATGTTTTCTAAATTTAAAGAATCTGGTGTTAAAATTCATGCGTATACAAAAGCTAAGTTGGTCATGACATATAACCATGAATGTATAAGTAATATTCTAAACGCATACGGTGTTAAAAGTAATTAAAGAATATAATTAAAATATAAAACATATGGTACGTATTTTTGTAAAGAAAGAAGATCATCTTTACAAATATGCGATTCGATTCATGGAAGAATCATGGGGTACTTTGGGTAAGGGTATATTTCCGGGGTGTCAACCAATATCCATCGAAAGAAAACATTTCGACATTTTATCAAAAAATGATTACGTTGTTTGTGAAAAGACCGACGGTGTAAGATATATGATGTTATTAATTCAATACGAAAATCAAAGAATATGTGTATTTATAAATCGTGCATTGGAAATGTTCACTGTTAAATTGAACTTTAGACTTACAGCTTATCAAGGTACAATATTTGAAGGTGAATTATACGATAATATGTTTATGGTTTATGATTGTCTGATGTCTTGTGGTGAAATTGTGGGAAACAAAAATTTTCTTGAACGTTTAGAGTATTGTGAAAATACATGTAAAAAGGCAATTGTTTTACCAACGGATACACTTAAATTGAAAGTCAAAACGTTTCATTTACACGACGATTTTAATAATTTTATGGATAAGTATCTTCCAACGGTAAAACAGGAGATGGACGGTCTTATTTTTACACCTATAAATGAGAGTATTCGAATAGGAACTCACGAAACAATGTTTAAATGGAAACCGAGAAACAAAAATACTATTGATTTTCTCTTCAAGAAACAACCAAGCAATGAAACACCTGGGTGTGAACCCGGTACTTATACATGGAAAATGTATATACAAGATCGAGGAAAACACATTTTTGAATCTTCTATACCTATTGATAAGATGAAAGAATATAAATGGATAAAATCGGGTGATATTATTGAATGTATGTATGTCACTTGGGAAAATGGTCCTTTTTGGTGGAAACCAATAAAAAGAAGAGATGATAAAACGTTTCCTAATAGTAGAAGGACATTTTACAGAACTCTTGTTAACATTAAAGAAGACATTCAGATGAAAGAGTTTTTAGACTGTAGACCAGGACGAAATGATTATCTTCTTTAGGAAAACTATTTAATTTTCCTAGAGTATCATCATCTTGTATTATCCAATCATCACCATGATTTATAATAGACATGTAATGACCACCATATTGAATACCTTTATGAATTATAGTAGATTTTAAATTATATACATTATCCCCCAATATTAATTCTTCTTCTATTTCCACAAAACTTTTTTTATCAAATGAAATAAATAGTATTTTTGGGTATTTAGAAAATACATTTCTCGTAGTTGCAACATGATGTTTTTTCCCATCTTTATCGATATAATCTTCAAGTGTATTCCATTTATAACTTGTATTTAGCATTTTTTTTAAACATTTGACATCTCTTTCCACATTTAATATATGAATACAAAACGGGGTTTCCGTTATGTTTTTACCTATGGGTGATATAGTTATTTGGTTAACTTGACCGTATACTATTTTTTTTATAAAAGGGTAACTTTTTTCGAGTATGTCTATTATACAAAAAATTGCGTCTTGTGCGTCATGTGGTTCTCCTATTTTAAATCTTGGAAATATTTTAACAAACTCATCTAAAATGGGTCCTATTGTAAAAACTTTTGTTTCTTTCGTTTTGAAATAAATATGAATAAGTTTTTCATATTCCCTAGTAAATGTGCATTCACCGCTATATTTATTATCTAGTATATGTGCTGATATTTCGTGTATATGTAATAAAACTTGAATAGCTGAATTAAAATAACACGTATTTCCCAAATTTAAAAAACCGTGCATCTAAAAAAAGGTAACAAAAAAGGCTTAAGAAGAAGACGCGTTTTATAAAATGTAAAAACAAAATGGACGTTCATAAACTTTGTGACGAGATTAAACCACATTTAGATAAGTATAAAAATGACAAATACGTTGAAATGGAATTCAGGTTAGGTAAATTTAACGGTACGTTTTTTGATACAAATGTCGGTAAAGATGCTTTTTATAAGTTCAAAGAAGGTTTGGATATATACACCGGATGGGAAAAAAATGTTCATTCATCATCCGTAGTTTATTATCGAGAAACAGATACCAACAGATTAACCATTGATCAAAACGCGGGTGAAGATACACTCATTAGAAAGGAAAAAATCTTTACAAAAGATTTCAAACACCTGAATAACTCACCATATGATGTAAGATTTAGTGTCTCACAAGAAATACCAATTGAAGACACCGGTAATAATGAATGGCCGAAACTAAAAAATAAAGAACGATTTTCTTACGTTAGAAAGAATTTATCGATTGATATGACTATATGTTCGGGAATGGTTCAAGATATGGATGCAGAAGATTCTCATACTTATCAGGTCGAGTTTGAAATAATTGATTCTAAAAAAGTTGAGGATATAGATACATTATTTAAAATTATTCATAAAATTAAGGATTTTTTTAATATGAGTAATTATATATGTTAATCTGGTTATTAATTTCATGTTTAGTTTTATTCATATACTATGATAATCAAGATATAACATCTCGTGACTATGTTAACATTCTAGGTTATACATCTAAATATTTTTATATGAGCCACGGCGAATCTAAGAAAATATTTGAAAAAATGGAAAATGATAATATAGCATACGAATCTTTAAAAAGTTTTGTAATAATGGAAGATGATTTTCTAAATTTAGAAAGAAAATCAGTTTGTTCAGGAGTTTCACAAAAAGTTGAAGCTTTTGCACTTTCGGATGAAATAAAAAATAGATTCAAGGGATACGATTTTTCATATCACACGAAACACCTTAAACAGATATCTGAACCAGATAAAGTTATAAATCGAAATATAACATGTTCATCAAGTAAAACATAATACGTCTATGTTTAGTAGATTCCATTCTTTGGAAGTTGTCATATACATACATAATTAACCCCGTATCATCAATTTCCCGTGTCTCTTCCATATATATTTCTGGATTTACAGATTCGTGAAATTCATCCGTATAGTTATAATTTATTTCTAAACGTCCCATATATTTATTACTTTCTTTCCTAGACGTTTTTATGTAATCGCATATAGTGTAATACATAGTATCGATAATGTTTGATATTATAAGTTTATCAATTTTTTCCATATCATCTATTACGTTATTATATTTATTGGTATTAAGTTTATAAAGTAAAAAGTTTCTTGGATTTTCCATTGTACTATTTACTTCTTGTCTTTATTCTTTAATGTAAATTTATTAAAGTTGTTGTATAAGTTTTTTAATTTATTTTGATTAGTTTTACTTTTAGAGTTTGAGTTCGAGTTCGAGTTCGAGTTCGAGTTAAAGTTTAATCGCTTAACAACTTTATTTTTAGGTGGTGTAACTTTCTTCTTAATAGGTGGACGTTTAATATTTTTTTTTACACTTTTAACAACTTTGGGCTTAGGTCTAGGCGGTGTAGGTCTCTTTTTATTTAATTTGATGACTGGTGCACCGTTAAATTCTCTACGCATCTTAATATAATTAATCACTTTATTACTGTTTAACGAAGGTGTTTTTGGTAAAGATATAGCATAATTAACAACCTTGTTTACGGTGTTTTTACCAAATTTACCATATATTTTATTAGCTTCTTTTTCTAATAACAATCGTTTAAAATATTGTTTTTTATCGATTTTAAATCGGTATACCATATCTTTCTTTACTTTATTAGCTTCACCCTTCTTTAAAACGCCATTTTTTTTAGTGACTAAATTCTTTTTTAATTCCATACGATCCAATTCTTTTTTTACTTCATTGACATTTTCATTAATGTTCATTACGTTACCATACTTTTTCATCCAATATTTACCATAAAGTTTAACTAAATCATTTTTAATACCTGTTTTATTAAGTTTTCGTTTTAAATTTACAGGTACTCTTTTATTTTTTTTCATTTTATTTAACATTTCTTTTTCAATTTCGTTAGCGAGAGCATTGGGAGAATTTGGGGTGTTTGGTTTATTTTTAAGTTTTTGACATAAAATTTTAACTGTATCTTTATCGTCTATGGATATACCGCTAGAAATAGCGAGTGCAATCAATTGTTCTTTTTTCATATCTTTACACAACTTATCATTTATTTTATAATCAGAGTTACCTTTTTCTAATTTATCCAATGCTTTACAAATATCTTCTTTTTTGTTTCGGTTTTTTACCCCAACAACACCCAATTTTTTGGCAACATCGAGTAAAACTGGTTTTGTAAGACGTTCGCATTTTCGACCACCAATTTTCATTATACCATCTTTATCGTACGTTATCTTCATATTTTTTGATTTCGAATTTGTTTTTTTCTTAACCGGTTTTCTTTTTGGTATTTTAAAACAACATTCGTAGCCTTGTGGATTTTTTCTAGTTTCATAACCTTCTTTACATGGTGGTCTTCTAGGTTTTGGGCACGTAGAAACTCCTATTTTAGATTTCTTTTTAATCAATGGTATAGATGCATTAACGTTTTTATTTACCAATCCCATTGTATATCCCATTTCATGCAATTTTTTAATCATTTCCACACCAAAAACATAAGCATTTTCGAGATTATCTGGATTATTTTCACCTTGTATCTGTACTATACCTGCACCGAGCTGACCAGATTTAGATGAAAGAATGTAATTATGTTCATTGTATTCAACGTATAGAAAAGGTGATCTTTCTGGCTCGTAAGAAATAAATGATTTCAGTGGGTTTTCTTGTGCTATTCTACTTAAATCAAAATTTGCGTTTGTTGAAAACTGACCACCGATATTATTGTATTTGATATCATTGTATAAAAATCCTTGTTTTTGTGTGTAAGTGTCTATTAAATATTTTCGTAGTGCTTCCGGTTGTTTTTTTAGGTTTTTTGAACCCAAAAATCCTCCCGAAAAACGTATTTTACCGTTTCTATATATATTAAAACTAAAATTTTTCTTGTTCATACCATCTGTCGTGTATCCGGAGAGTTGTACAGAAAAGAAATTTTTATCTAAATCACCTCTCATACCAAAATTACTCGTGTGTATAGCACCTGTTTGAAAACGACCGTATATACCCTTTATTTCATTAAGATCGATTGATAAACCTGGTGCAATAGATGCATGTCCTTTTGGTTTGCGTTTTAATATGTATAGTAAATCTACACGAGTCTCTGGTAAAAAGTCTTTGTTTACTAATATATTGTATATACCTGGTTTTAAACTTCCGGTTCTTAACTCCGAAAATACACTACCTTGTGACTGTGAATTAGATCCAGGGATTAATCGCACGGGATTTGCCATTTGTACAGGGTTTGTGCGCTGTATTTGTATGTTTGAATTCTTCACAAATTGACGCGGGTCCATACTTACACTAGGCTGAGAATTTTAATATTCTTCCTCCGCCACCATGTCAACTCCTACTATGATATCCTTGTTTTTATACTGTCTGAAATTATATTCAATATCCAATTTTTCAATGGTTATACCCCGACTACTAAATGGACCAAGGTAAAAATCTGAATTAAACCTCGGTTTTGGTAAGTTATTAAGCATACAGTAAGTAAAGAACCTTTCCTTGAATATATCAATTGGACACATGTATTTCAAACCACCAGTGTTAAACTGAACTTTATCGGATTGAAGGTAGTGTTCAAGTGCGTTTGTAACTGTTGCTACAGATTTTCGAACTTCCTTGAAGTATTCCGGTATTACGTTCCATATATCTTGATCCTGATATTTTTGAGCATAATCCAAATAACCTCTTACACACTTTTGTAAAATAATAGGCATTTCTTTTTCAAGTTTTAATTCGAGTAACGGATCTGTATCTTCATCTCTAATCTGCTTCTTAAAATGCCATGTCATCAATCTTCTCAAAATACTACCCGAATTATCTTTCCAATTTGGACATTCATTACCACCGAGTATACCTGGTACGTCCCAAGTTATATTCTTTGCAGTTTCAAATTTAACGGCGATTGCGAGCTCTTCACCAGAAACTATTGATTGGAATTCAGCTTGTTCTAGATTTAAGTCACCTTTGATTTCGGGTGCAATAAACATCAACCCGTCATAAATACCCGATAAACCAAATCTTTTCTCGACGTTGTTTGAAAGTTTCTTCACATCCGTTGGTTCATAAAACTTTTGAAAAACTTTAGTTATGAGTGTTGATTTACCCGAACGCGCAATACCTTTTAAAAACGGTATAATTTGCCATTTATCAATATCGTTTAAACAAAATGTTAAACGACCACCCATAACATACATCCAATTGCATGCTTCATTCGGAAATTCTTGTGAATTGAGTACTTTATCAAAATATGGAGTCGGTATTTTTTTCCAATCTTTCACGTGACTATAGTCTACAAAATCACTATCGAAGTACTTACAACTTACTATCGAAGGATCAAGCGTTGAAGCTTCCTTTGAATCATATGGATAAAAAGCGGTTTTATATGTTTCTGATATACCAGACCATTCTTTACCGATAAAAATGCCATTTCTGAAAGACCAAACGTGCCTGTCTTTTACAATTTCGGGAAATTGCATATCACAACAGTTACCGAGATGTTTTATGACCTGATCGATTATACCAGTTCCGTTATGTGTTAATTCCTGCCATAATTCAAAACGAGACTCTTTGGGTGCAATACGATTAACATATTCTTTTATAGTTTCTTTTTGATTCCATGCACGTGTATCAAATCCGTTATATTTTATTTGCGTACAACAATATCCTCTGTACCTTTTGATATTACTTTCATATAGTTCTTTCAGGATGGTAGTAAGAGCTTTTTGAAAAGTATTCAATTTTTCGACGTCGAATATAGACGTTCTAAAAATCGTAGGGTCAGATTTAACAGTAGCTTCAGCCCACGTTGGAAATTCAACTCTCTGTACTGTTCTATTATACCGATATATGATCTGCCAGGCGTCATCAAGCTGATCAATTATACGGTTAATCCGGCGAGATATGGTAAAATCTTCGTCTTCCATCGTTAATATTCCAAGTGTATCAGCTCTATTGAAGAGTGTACCAAGTCTTTGAATAGAAGTTGTATATTTTTCATTTGTTTTTTCATAAGAAAATTCTTTACATAAACCATTTTCACCAAGTTCTTCACTATCACAAAAAAACATATATCCAAGCTTGAAAGGGTTTGTATGTTCTAACGATTTTAGACGAAAGTACTTTTCAAGTTTGCATAAGAAATTCAATAATTCTTCCGAATTAAATCTTTCGATAGATGTATTAATAAGAATATTAGATGATAGTACAATATCCGGATTTTTTTGGGGGTAATAAATCTCGGTCATGTTTTATAAATACAGGTCTTTATTTTCTAAGTCTATTTTTTTTGAAGTTGAGATAACATTTTAATTAATATTTTGTTTTGCATTTCAATTTGTCTTGAAATGTTTACAAGTGCAGAACAGACCGTTTCCCCTTCTTCTGTGGAGAGAACAGAACTCAATAACATATTTGTATCAGATAATGGATTCTCGGACATATCAAAATCATCTAAATCGATATCATTTTCATCAATATCAGAATCTTCAACGAACGATCCAGAATCTTCAATTTCTTCTTCTGAAGAAATTTCTTCTTCCTCAATAATTTCGGGGTGGTCATCGACACTTTCAAGTTCGGGTGGGGTATCAATTTCGTTTTGGCTGGACATTTATATAACACAGGAAAAATCAAACCGTGTTTTTTCGCGAAATCATCTGAAATAAAAATCTCAGTGTACAGTACAAACAAACTAAAAATGGCCGGTGGTCTTATGCAACTCGTCGCCTATGGCGCCCAAGATGTCTACCTTACAGGTAACCCAAAAGTAACTTTTTTCCAGGCGGTTTACAAACGCCACACTAACTTCGCGATGGAAAACATCGAACAAACTGTCAACGGTACTGCCGCGAACTCTGGTCGCGTTTCCGTGACTGTCGCCAGAAACGGTGATTTGGTCGGTGACATGTACGTCGAACTCAAGACGAAGTCGGGTCTCGCCAACACAAGCGGTCACGATGGTTCCGCTTGGGCCGCTGAGCGTGCGATCAAGAACTGCGAATTGTCGATCGGTGGTCAAAGAATCGACAAGCACTACCAAAGATGGTGGAGATTGTACGCAGAGTTGTACTTGTCCGATGCGGCTAAGTCCAACTGGGGTAAAATGACCTCCGCGGTTACTCCAGGTGCGTCGCAAGTCTTCTTGCCACTCATCTTTTTCTTCAACCGTAACCCAGGATTGGCGTTGCCATTGATTGCCTTGCAATACCACGAAGTCAGAATTGACTTTGACTTGACTGGGGAATTCGATTCTTTCTTGGACACGTCCGTTTTCAAGGTGTGGGCCAACTACATCTACCTCGACACTGAAGAGCGTAGACGATTCGCCCAAAAGGGTCATGAATACTTGATCGAGCAAGTGCAACACACTGGCTCCGATTCGGTCACGTCTAACGCGACCAAGCAAGTTAGATTGTCCTACAATCACCCAGTCAAGGAATTGGTCTGGTGTGTTAACGCTGGCTCCGCCGCGAGTACCAGTTTGTGGAACTTCTGCTCCAACACGGCTGCCGCCGATGTTGTTATCGATTGCTCCCCAGAAAAGTCTACTGAAGGTCAAGTTACCCCAGCTCAAGTTGGTCAACCACTTCTTGTTGTCGGTACCGGCGGTGGTACTGAGTCGTGGCAAGAAGACGGTGCCACCTCGGCGACTGCCTCCGTCGGTCCAGTTGACACCTTCAAGTTGGTCCTCAACGGTCAAGACAGATTCAAGGAACAATCCGGTAAGTACTTTAACCAAGTGCAACCATACCAACATCACTCTGGCTCCCCATGCCCAGGTGTCTACTCGTACTCCTTTGCGCTTAAGCCAGAAGAGCATCAACCAACGGGTACTTGCAACTTCTCCAGAATCGACAACGCGCAAGTTGCGATCAAGCTCAAGGATCTTACGGGCACCTCTTTGGCTACTCCATCCCTCGACATGTTCGCGGTTAACTACAATGTTCTCCGTGTGCAATCGGGTATGGGCGGTCTCGCGTTCTCCAACTAAGCGTTTCTTAGTTTATTGATTATAGTAAAAAAATAAAATTTAAAAAATAAATAAAATTTAGATTTTAAAATTTAGAACAAATTTTAAAGTTTAATCTTAAAATACTTTTGTATTTTTTCAAGTATGTAACAATTAGGTTGAAGTTTACCCGTTTCAATTTTGTTTATCGTATCTAAAGTTTCTCGTATTCTATGACCAAGTTCAACCTGTGTATGACTTCTTTCTATACGTATACGTTGAATTTTTTTACCTATTGTATTATCCATATTGATAGTGATTAGAGTTTAACACCCAAAACTCGACGCAGTTTTTGCATTATTTTATGGTCCGGGATTGATTTACCTAATTCATATGAAGAGATGATATCTGTTGATACGTTTATAAGACTCGCGAGATCTTTTTGTGTGTACTGTTTTATAACACGCGCCCTTTGAATTGTTAACCCCGTCTCTTTACTCACTTTTATATGTGTACCACATAATTCGGCTTCATCTAGTTTCTGTTCGGGTGATTTACCTGAATACTGACTTCGTTTCGGTAACTTGATTTCTTGACCCATGAACTTGACGTATTTTTCTTTTTCTTTTTCTTTATTAACACTTTTACCGTGTATAGTAACTTCATCCCAATCTTGGTGAAACATATTTTAATATATAAATACTTAAAATTTTAAGTCTTTTTTGTATAAATGGATTCTACATATATATTTTTAATAATTTTTGGAAGTGTGTTTGGTCCGTGTTTATTGTTTAATCCAGTGGTTAAATGTTATTATTACTGTTTCCCGTATAAATCGGAACAAACTTTTGAAGTATAAAGTTTAAACCTGTGTATACTATAAATGATTGAAGCATACACAGATGGAAGTTGTTTAGGTAACCCTGGTCCCGGTGGTTGGGCATATCTTATAAATACGAAACCTAAAATCGAAAAGAAGGGTGGTAAAGATATTACCACAAATAATGTTATGGAAATGACTGCGATTATAAAAGTTTTAGAAAAGTTTTTGGAACTCGAACATAAAACTGTGCGTATTTTTACGGATAGTAATTATGTAAAATTGGGTCTAACCGAATGGTCTAAAAATTGGGAACGTAATGGTTGGAAAACAGCTAAAGGTGGTGATGTAAAAAATAAACATGAATGGGTACAAATGATTGATTTGATGCGTAAATTTGATATAGTTGATATTAAATGGGTTAAGGCACATAACGGGAATGTAAATAATGAACGTGTTGATACAATGGCACGGGAATATGCATACTTATTTTCTAAGAAATAGTAATGGGAGACGATACCCCAGAACAACATCATTGGTGTCCAAAACAAGAACAACTCCTAATCCGGTGGGCTGAAAAAGCTGCCGGATACCGATGGTTACACAATCACGCGCGTATGTTTTATAAGAAACAAAACGATTGGTTATCGTACCCGTGTATAATCATATCGAGTATTACGGGTGTTGGTGGTTTTGCAGTACTAAGTCCTAATGATCAAAATATGTCGAATGAACAAAAAGAAAAAATTGTTATTTTTCAATATTTTTTCGCGTTTTTGAACGTGGTCGCGGGCATACTCACATCAATATCGAAGTTTAACAACTCTTCGCGTATGATGGAAGCACACTCTGTCATGTCCGTACAATACTCAAAATTTTATAGGAACATTGATATGGAATTATCATTAGAAACCAAATATCGCGAAGACGTTTTAGATTTTGTAAATAAAGTGCGTTTAGATTACGATCGATTACTTGATGAAGCACCTGATATACCCGGACACACGATAGAGGCGTTTAACGAGACGTTTCCCGATAAAGAAAACAAACCTGACGTGTGTAACGGGTTGAGTATAATTTCAAATAATGCTCTAATACAAGACGATTCGCGCGTATCGAAAGCTATAAAAAAATGGATGACACGCCCAAAAACACCAGATAATAAATTACCAACACCGAGACAATCAATAGATTTAGAGTCTCACCCTTCGCGTGGGGTATAAAGTTTAAACGATATAGTATAGTACACCACAAATGATTGAATACAAAGAGTACGTTCTGCGATTAATAAAAGTAGTATTTGGCTTAAAGTTTATGGTTGATGCATAGATATGATCCTATAGCTCAGTTGGTTAGAGCGCGGTGCTTATACACTACTAGGTATACCTAAGTGACTTTATCGTCACAAACGCAACGCCGAGGTCGCGGGTTCGACCCCCGCTGGGATCACACCTACTTTTTAGATGTACTGTTCTACATGTAAAAAGTTTTATTGAGGAAAAAATTTCAGTTCTTTTTGTTTAATTCG